GTCAGATTATGAAGGGAAGCTCTGGAAACATCACAGCCGTCAATCTCCACGGTATCGAAGATGCCGACCGGAGCAATTTCTCCGAATCTGGTCGGTGTCCATTCAATTTCACGTAACACAGTTTCATAGGTATCATCCTCAAACTTATAGGCGAGGCCGTCCTTATAGTGGTGTCCGGTCTTTCCGCAGCTTTTGGAGTAGCTGAGACTGTCAAAAATCATGACAATGCCATCGATAGGAAGATGCTGTGATGCAGCGACGGTTATTAACTGTTCGATAAACTCTTCAACCTTTTCTCTTGTGAGAGCAGGATTTTTGACAGAGATATATGGACAGAAACCAAATCCCAGTTCCCGGAGGCTGTCCAGTTTACAGGAGCGGCTGTCAGGAAAGGCTGCTTCATCCATACCTTCCAGAACATTGAATGGAAGAAAGTGTACACAGCGACCGATACAGTTTTTCGGATCAATGCTCCGGGCTGATCCGGAAGCAAAGTTGCGTCCATTCTTATATGGCTTTCCATTTTTATCACGCAGAGTGTCTTTCAGACGTTCAAAATCATTGGTTGGAATAAAAGACTCGCCGGTAATGACCAGACGTTTCTGATAAGGAATCGTGAGTGGCACATTCATGAACGATGGGATATTATGGGTAATTTCCTCCCCGATTTCGCCATCCCCACGGGTGGAAGCCTGAATGAGCTTTCCGTTTTCATAAATGAGCTTAGTGGTCAGCCCATCCAGTTTCAGCATGAACAGAACATCTTGACCTTTGATAAAGTCTATCAAAGCGGCAATCAGTTTTGTTTTGTCCAATGAGAGCAGTGGAATTGGATGAACTACTTCCGGAAGTTCACTGACTGGGTGATAACCGACGGTTTGTGTCGGAGAATTTGACAGGATGAAACCAGTCTGTTGCTCCAGTTCCTTCAGCTCATCAAAGAGTCGGTCATACTCCGCATCGGATACCAGAGGGACATCCAGATTGTAGTAGGCATGCCGGTATTTATTTAAGGTAGATACCAGTTCTTTTATCTTTGACAATTTCTGTATTGTAGTATTGTTCATAATATTAAAGCCCTTTCTTTGTAAATAATGTGATGCTGTGACTGTTATGCCATTCTTAGAATCCCTGCACTGCAGTCATAATAGTAAGGATGATCTGCAAGTACATCTTCATCAGCTACAGCGCTTCCGTAACAGATGCTACGAGCGGTGATGTAACAGAATCCAGTGATACCAGTGATTACGATGCTCTGGTTAATGAAGTTCTTGACAGTATTTCTGCACAAATCGATGACATCATCGGCAATTATACGTCTGGTGATGATAAGGAGGGAGATGATTCTTAATGAATGAACCTAAAGTTGCGGTTCTTAGACATTATGCATCGCCCTATTACGATCCTCAGAAAGCGCATGAATACTATATGCGTACCAGAGAGTTAAAAGGCCGTTCTACCACATCGCTGAACGATGAGGGAAAGAAGATTTGGTCTTATACAAAAAATAATATCAAATCTGAAAAGGCTGCAAATGTCAAAGAAGAGCAGGAAAAGCGAGATCAGAAGATTACGGAACTTCGTGAAAAAGCAGAGGCAACGAAAGAACAAATATCTTCTCGTTTGAAAGAACTGAATGAGACTTTAACCCAAAATGCTTCCGATAGGAAGAAAAGTATCGATACCGATAAAGACTCTGATTTGGAAGAAATTGAAAAGGAATCGTCTAGCGAGAAGGAACGAATCGATAATAAAAAGGATGCTGAAATCGAGCGTTTGATGGCGATAGAAATTCCATCAGGATTATCCAAAGCCGAGAGATCTAAGCGGGTTGCTGAAAGAACCGCAAAGATTGCAAAGCTTAGAAACGACGCCAAATCGGATAAAGCTAAAATCAGTAGCGATGCCAAAACGGATAAGGTCAGTGTTCGAACGGATGCGACAAACAAAAAAGCGAAAGTATCGTCCGATACCAAGGAAGAAAAGGCTGAGAACCAGGCCAATGCCAAAAGTGAAAGAGCAAAAGTTAGCTCCGAGCTTAAAGCAGCGGTCAAGTCAGTTAGAGAAGCTTACAAAGCGGCAAAAGCTGACCTTGACTCTTCATACGAACAAACATATCAGGATGAATTCGATAAAATTCAGTCTGAGTACAAGAAGGTTAAGAAATCAAAGAAAAAATCTTCCAGCTCATCAAAGAAGACATCGCATCCGTTATCGTACTATATCAGAAAATAAAGGAGGAAAATCAAAATGAAGTATGACTTTGGTGGCTGGGCCACTAGAAATGATCTTCAGTGTGCTGATGGAAGAGTTATTAAAAAAGACGCTTTCAAAGGGCAGAACGGGCAGACTGTCCCGTTAGTATGGATGCATAATCATGCCGATCCGGCGAACGTGCTTGGATTAGCTCATCTCGAAAATAGAGATGAAGGAGTTTATGCATTCTGCGAATTTAATGATACAGAATCGGGAAAGACTGCGCGGGAACTTGTAAAACATGGCGATGTGCAGTCTCTTTCCATCTTTGCCAACCAGCTTAAACAGGCTGGACACGATGTTGTTCATGGCATTATTAGGGAGGTAAGTCTGGTGTTAGCCGGTGCCAATCCTGGAGCATTTATCGACGACGTGGTAATGCACGGAGATGGCGAAACAGGCATTATCCTGGGTTATGATGAAATGATCATGGGGCAGCTGGAACATTCAGCAGATGAACCGGATAAAAAGAAGGAAGAAGACAACGATGATCCGAAAGAGTCTAAAAAAGATACTTCGGAGAAAACCATCGAAGATATTGTTAATTCCATGACCGAAGAACAGAAAACCGTGTTATATGCAATAGTTGGTCAGGCTGTGGAAGATGCAGAAAAAGAAGAAGATGATGAATCTAAAGGAGGAGATGACAATATGAAACACAACGTTTTTGACACTGACAAGCGCGATGATAAGAGCTTTCTGTCTCACGCAGACCAGGAGGAAATCCTTAAGCTGGCAAAGACAAGCCAGGTAGGAACATTCCAGACCGCGCTGGAGATCTATGCTAATGAGAATGCACTTCAGCATGATGCTCTTGCAAGCGGATTTGCTCAGACAGGAGATGGCAATGTTACACTTCTGTTCCCAGAATACAAGGATGTACGTCCTGGTGCACCGGAGCTGATTACTAACGACCAGAGTTGGATCACAACTGTAATGAATAAAGTTCATAAGAGTCCGATTTCCAGAATCAGAACTAGCCAGGTAGATATCCGTAACATCGATGCTCTTAAGGCTAAAGGCTATACTAAGGGAAAACAGAAGAAGCAGACTGGCAACTTCAAGCTGGTTCGCAGAACTACCGACCCTCAGACTGTGTATGTAAAGAGTGCGCTGCATAGAGATGATATCATCGACATCACCGATTTCGACTATGTGGCATACCTGTACAACATCGACCGCCTGATGCTCAATGAAGAGCTGGCAACTGCAATCATGCTGGGTGATGGCAGAGACGACGGAGATGAAGGCAAGATTTCTCCGGATCACATCAGACCGATTTGGCTGGATGATAATCTGTACACCATTCACGTTGATCTCGATGTCGCAGCTGCTAAGAAAGAACTTCAGGGAACCAATACCGCGGCTAACTTTGGTGAGAACTACATCATCGCAGAGGCCATGATCAATACCGTTCTGTATGCAAGAGAGGATTATAAGGGCACCGGTACCCCGGATCTGTTCATTACTCCTCATATGCTGAATCAGATGCTCCTGGCAAGAGACATCAACGGAAGACGTATTTACTCTTCCAAGACCGAACTTGCCACTGCACTGAATGTTGGCAGTATCAATACTGCGGAGCAGTTTGAGGGTAAGACCAGAACCACTTCCGACAGCAAAAAGAAGAAGCTGGTTGCCATTATCGCAAATCTGGCTGATTACTCCCTCGGTGCAACCAAGGGCGGAGAGGTTACTCACTTCACTCAGTTCGATATCGACTTCAAGCTGGTAACCGGTAACAAATTACTCGTCGGGACTACGGACGGAAACAAGGCTATCGCCGCTGAAGATGCACTCTTTGCTATGCTGGACAGCTTTGCTCCAGTGGAGCTTCGCCGGGTTATCTTCAGAGGTAAGAATCTCGGAACAGCTCTGACAGCTGTACAGAAAGCTGCTATTAAGGATGCTTCCTTTAAAGGAATGTTCCTTGGCGATTATTGGAATATCGGAGGCCGCATCTGGCGTATCGTTGATATGGATTACTGGTACAACTGCGGTGACACTGCATTTACCAGCCATCATCTTGTGATCATGCCGGATGAAGCACTTTACAATGCACAGATGAATACTACCAATATTACAACTGGTGGATACGTTGGTTCTGAGATGTATAAAAATAATCTGGCGAACGCAAAGACAATCGTCAATGCAGCTTTCCAGGGTTCTGTTCTTACTCACAGAGAACATTTATGTAATGCAGTTACTAATGGAAAACAGTCTGGAGGAGCATGGTTTGATTCCAGCATTGAACTTCCTAGTGAAATTATGATGTATGGCCATATTCATTTCGGCAATGCATCTGATGGAAATACGATTCCGAATATTTACACCCCTAAAGAGATAACAGGCTGTTGTGTGTTATCATAAGCAATTTTTATACCGATGGAGTGAACCGGACACGGTGGCGGAAGTCTTCAGACTTTTCGGCACGCCAGCTTGCTGGCGAGGGGCTGGTTCACTTCGTCGGTTGGGCGAGCCTGCGAGCCGTTCAAAGCTCCCGTTATCTAACAGGGGGGTACTATTACAAAGGACAAGAGAAAAAATAAATACAAAACTGCTGATATGCAACGATTTATAAGGTTATAAGAACTTATTTCACTTCACACCATATTCTTTTTACCCGACAGGTCTAAAACAGCATATCAATAGAAAATAAATATAAGATACAAGGTGTATGCTCCTATGAGTATATGCCTTTTTTGATTGGAGGAATGAAGCATGAATGATATAGAATTTATTGAAACATTAAAGCAAAAGAGAAATGCCTGTGATTATTCTCAATCACGACTGGCACAGGAATTGCAAATTAGCAGGCAGAACTTAAATGAAATTGAAAACGGAAAAACAAAAGCCAGTAAAGAAATGAAACATATACTTTTACATTATCTTGATTATTGTAATTGTACACAGCCTTTCACTTTAACGATTGACTATCTGCGTGTTCGTTTTCCTACCACAGACGCATTGGAAATTATAAAAAATGTACTGGCAATGAAAAGCGAATATTTTATACATGAAGATTACGGAATGTTTGGTTATGAAGAACAGTATATCTATGGGGATATTAGTGTAAATGCTTCTAAAGATAGTTCTATGGGTGTTTTATTGGAATTAAGAGGTATGGGGTGTCGAAACTTGGAATATGTTTTACAGGCAAGAGGGATAGACTGGTATTACTTTTTAAGCAGTTGTATAGATTATCAAGGTGTTTTTAAACGCATAGATTTGGCGGTCAATGATATGGGCGGATTGCTGGATATAGAAATTCTAAGAGAACGTTATTATGCCAACAAGGTATGGAAACGTTCAAGAACCCATGAAGCAGTAGACAGCGGAAAATTATCGGGTACACATGGAGATACTGCAAAAACTTTTTATATCGGTTCAAAGAATAGTTCTATTTACTTTTGCTTGTATGAAAAAGAAAAGGAACAAAAAAGCAAAGGTATAAAAACAGACATTAAGAACCGATTTGAAATTCGTTTAAAAAGTGGAAAAGCAGAACAAACGATAGAACAACTTGTTTTTTCAAGAAATCCCGAACAGATCATAGCAAGCCTTATCCTCACACAGATAGATTTTCCCGTTTATATTTTATGGGATATATTTTTAGATAATGTAACGACTTCACTTCCGTTTATTATGACGCCTGTTGCTGTCAATATGGATAAAACAAAACGTTGGTTAGAAAGACAGGTCATGCCCTCTTTATTGATGATAAAAGAGATTGAAAAGCAAACAGGAGCAAATTATCTGGAAGAAATCGACAGACATACAAGACTAACAGAAAAGCAGGAATTAAAAATTAAACAAATGACAACAGACATAGCAGATATGATTGAGAAAGATACCGCTGTTCCACAAGGGAATGACGGTATTTTTTAATTTCTTCAAAAAATCTGCAACAAAACGGCTACTTGCGTACAGATATGGTGCGAGGAAAGGAAATCTAACTTTTTTTCAAAACTACTCATTAAATCGAGGTTTCCATTCCCTATATGGAGCAAAGAAAATCTTTCATTCCATAGTTGGCAATAACGGTGTTGCATGGGTAGTTAGGGTATGAAAAGAAGTTTTTTCATCAGCAACTTAGCAGAATGACACTTTCTTTCCCTATATGGTACAGGAAAAGAAAAAAGTTTTGAATATTGGTTACGCTTTTGCTCTTTTCCAACGCGATATATAGGAAAGACGATTTTCTTCTTTTGTGTTCTTTGACAACTGAATAAAGCAATTCAATACCTTAGACAGACAGCGAGCCGTTGAAACAGATACGCCATGACCTTTCTCCAGCAAAAGCGAGCGATAACCTATTTGTGTTCCTGTAAAAGATTTGTCCTCTTTTATCGCCATGACCTGTCCTGTCTGATAATGATACTCCCGTACAGCCACAGCTTGAGCGTTCAGAGCGTCGCACGCAATGGGTACGGCTACATAAGAACTATGCAGAGGTGGAACTCCTGTGGGCTATGACAAATGCCATTGAATTGTTTAGAAAAGATTTTTACAGAAAGGGGGGTATGTGTTATTGCTGATATTGTAAAAACAAGGCAAGAAAAGACAAATAATAAGCGTGGCATTGGCAACAGAGGAAAAACAAAGATTGTTGTAAAAGAGCATTTTTCTGAAAATGGAAAGACAATGGAAGAACTTCTGACTGATGTTATGCTTGAAAAGGCAAAGCAGACAATCGCATAAATTCGGTGCAGTTGTAAGAAATAGATTGAATGTGAAAAATAACCCATGTTATACTTTACTTGCAAGCAGGTATTGTAAACATGGGTTAGTTATAAAGGAGGATAACTGACAATGAAACAACAGATTTACAATACTGCACTTTATCTTAGGTTAAGCCGAGATGATGAATTACAGGGCGAAAGTTCCAGCATTACCACACAAAGAAGTATGTTGCATCTATATGCAAAAGAACATCATTTGAATGTGATTGATGAGTATATTGATGACGGCTGGTCGGGAACAAATTTTGAAAGACCGAGTTTTCAAAGAATGATTGAAGATATAGAGGCAGGAAAAATCAACTGTGTTGTAACGAAAGACCTTTCCCGACTTGGCAGAAATTATATTATGACAGGACAATATACAGAATTGTATTTTCCCAGCCATAATGTCCGTTACATAGCGATTGACGACGGGGTAGACAGCGAAAAAGGCGAAAGTGAGATTGCACCATTTAAAAATATCATCAATGAATGGGTGGCAAGAGATACAAGCCGTAAAGTGAAATCGGCATTTAAGACAAAATTTGCAGAGGGTGCGTATTATGGGGCTTATGCTCCGTTAGGATATAAGAAACACCCCGACATTAAAGGAAAACTGCTGGTTGATGAGGAAACAAAATGGATTGTTGAAAAAATCTTCTCCCTAGCCTATCAAGGTTACGGTAGTGCAAAAATCACAAAGGTACTGCGAGAAGAAAAAGTTCCGACAGCGTCTTGGCTGAATTTCACAAGGTACGGTACTTTTGCACATATCTTTGAGGGAAAGCCCGAAAGCAAGCGTTATGAGTGGACGATTGCTCATGTCAAGGCAATTTTAAAAAGTGAAGTCTATATCGGAAACAGCGTTCATAATCGACAATCAACAGTTTCATTCAAGAGCAAGAAAAAAGTGCGTAAGCCCGAAAGTGAATGGTTTCGAGTAGAAAATACCCACGAACCGATTATTGACAAAGAAGTGTTCTATCGTGTGCAGGAACAGATAAAATCAAGGCGTAGACAGACAAAGGAAAAAGCAACGCCGATATTTGCAGGGCTTGTCAAGTGTGCGGATTGTGGCTGGTCTATGCGGTTTGCGACAAATAAGGCAAATAAAACGCCATACAGTTATTATGCTTGCAGTTACTACGGACAGTTTGGCAAAGGTACTTGTTCTATGCACTATATCCGTTATGATGTGTTGTATCAAGCCGTATTGGAACGATTGCAGTATTGGGCTAAGGCAGTACAGCAAGACGAAGAAAAGGTGTTGAATAAGATACAAAAGGCTGGGAATGCAGAGCGAATACGGGAAAAGAAGAAAAAGGCAAGTGCCTTGAAGAAAGCCGAGAACCGACAAAATGAGATTGACCGCTTGTTTACGAAAATGTATGAAGATAGAGCCTGTGAGAAGATAACGGAACGAAACTTCATCATGCTGTCGGGGAAATATCAAAAAGAACAGATAGAACTGGAACAGCAGATAACCAACCTAAGAGAAGAATTAAGTAAAATGGAACAGGATATGATAGGTGCTGAAAAGTGGATTGAGTTAATTAAGGAGTATTCCGTACCAAAGGAACTGACAGCACCGTTGTTAAATGCAATGATAGAAAAAATCCTTATTCACGAAGCAACAACGAATGAGGATAACGAAAGAATACAGGAAATAGAGATATACTACCGATTTATTGGAAAAGTAGACTGATAATGAGGGGTCATATCTTTAACTAAGGGAAACTGGCATATGCCTGCCGGACGTGTCAATTTATATGGAATTGTGCAGCATACTTAGAATCAGCATTAATGAATTTCTTGCAGGTGAAGATATCGGTGCTGAAAATGTAATTGAAAAATCAGACAGCAATCTTATTCAAATTACAAAAGAGAGTAAAAAGAAACAAAAAAATTTAAAAACAATTCTTGCTGTAGTAACTGTTTTTGCAGTAATTGTCTCTGCGATCCTTGGCACTTTATTCTTTCACAAACTGATACAGCCAAAAAATTATATTACCGCAGTTGATCAGACAAGTACTGAGATGAAAACAGCAGAATTATTATCCGGAACAGACGGCGCATATCTTTTTCATTATTTTACAAAAGATGAATTTAAAACACTCACCATTTATGTATCTGAATATCAGTCTGGGACACTGATCAGTAAAAGTAAAGTGGCTGATTTGGACTATGACGGAATCGATTCCCCTTCCAGAGGCGTCATTGCTGTTGTGCCGGATTTTGAATCTTTTAAGGTAAAATTAATTGTAGCAGATGATTATGCAAAATATTCTACGGATTTTCCTATTTTAGAAAATATAGAAAACAGAGAATATTATGGCAGAAGTGCAAGCCAGATAAAAGGGGAGATTCCGATTCAGATTCATTCAGCTTCGACAATAGAAGGCAAGACTGCTATCCCTTCAGACTCTGAACAGGGATTAATGGCTCTAATCTATGGAAAAGACGGGCTGTCAGGGATTCCTATCACGGAAATGGAAAAAGGAATCGTTGGTGTGGAAAATGATTATGTATATTATCTTTCCTTCCAATTTGGGGGTAATCAAAGTTTTTGAGGGGATGTCTTTTTGAGGGTTTAGATTGCCATAGGACCAATTTTTAGATTGACGATTCCTTAAGGGTCTATATCATTGACAACAAATATTATAAGGCTTTCTGTATTTTTACAGTTTCATAGCACTGCGGATGCGGTTCTCAATAAATTCTTCTCCAAAATCTGTATTCAGGCTGAGATCAAAGTTTCCGGCTACACCCCACATACGTCGGGTGTAATAGCGATAGTTATCTGCACGCAGTTTTTCATTTTTCTTAACCGTAGCTTTGGCTTCTCCCTCAGAGATATTCTGTCTCTGTGCCACTCTTCTAATTCTGCTCACAAGAGGTGCTGAAAAAAATACTTTCAAACAATTTCCGGAATTTCTGAGAACGTAATCTGCACAACGGCCTACTATCACGCAATTGCCTTTTTTCGCAAGATTGCGTACAACCTGGCATTCTGCCTCGAAAATTTTATTCCTCGGCGCTTCATCCTGTCTGTATTCAGATACATCTGATTGACCAGATCATAAAGAAGGCTGTTTGTCATGATCTCCTCGTTTTTCTTAACGAATTCCGGTGTGTATCCGATGGTCCCTGCTGTCATCTGGATAATCTCCGCATCATAAAAATCATATCTTTCAGGAATGCAAGTTTCTTACCGATGAGTCTGGCGATAAAGCCTACCAGAAGGGCAGCAATAACAGTACCTTCTCTTATACCAGACAGTCTGTCCGTTGCGATTTTCCCCTGATATAAAAGCAGGCAATGAAATTACCGCCTGGTTTCAAAACACGCCATATTTCATGAAATGCTTTTTGCTTGTCCGGAAATGCATGAAAACCATTCATACTGACAACGGTATCTAAAAGCTTAAAACTATCGTTCTCTAATCTTCCTGACATTACGATTCATGAGGTGTCTTCCAATATGTCTATAAACAAATGCTTTAAAGGCTGAAATTTCTTGATGATGTTCCTTCAACAGTTCATCTGGACAATCATAAACACCAAAATCCTGATTGATTCCCTCGCTCTGAATATAAGTATTGTTCCTATCAAACTCAATAATGAGATTTCTGAAATCCTTGACTGCTACTCCATAACCGCAAAATGCACCTGTACATTCCGAATTTTGTTCCTGTAACTTCTTTATGTAGGTTTTATCCAAAATGAAAGCTTCCAGTTCGTACCACTGATTTTCGAAATTAATTTCTACCCAGCTATGGAAAATACTTTTTGGAGCATTACGGTAAACAAACCCGGTCATAGCCCCTTTCTGCAATCTTTTATCAATCGTAAAACCATGTACTCTGCATGGAATATTGCAGGCACGTAAAAGTGCCATAAATAAAGTTCCTTTTGTATTACATTGTCCATAACCATCTGCAAGTACTTTTGAAGCTGAAATTCCGTCATCAATATTATATCCAAATAAAACATCATCTCTTACATAGTTGTAGATTGCCTTAATCCTTTCAAATTCACCCATTTCCTTCCATTTCATATTTTGAATAAGTTTTTGAATTGCCGGATTAGAAAAATCAACCATTCGTGTTTCCCTAAGATACTTATCTTTCATTTCCTATCGCCTTTCCCATAGGTTTTCTCACAACACAATGCATTCGCATACCTTTACGAATTTCAAATTTTTCTACTTTTAATCCTGCTTTTTTGCAACATTTTATGACCACATCTCTTGTTGGCACTTGGACATCTCCATGTCCGCATATATTTGCCAACGGCATTTCCAATGTATTCATTAGCCATACCAATACTTTATTGTCACTGGTCACATCTCTCAGTATCAATCTTCCATTTGGGCGAAGACATCTTTTCACACTGTCAAAAAATGCCTGTGGATCCGGATAATGATGGAAACTCATAGAACAAATAATTGCATCAAATGAATCCTTTTCAAAAGGAAAGTTCTCAC